TAAGTCTAATGGATTATGTTTCAACCCATCAAACACCTTCATCAAATAATCTGATACTGTATGTTTAGCTTTTACTTTAGCTGTCACCTTAATCTTTTTGTATTGTATCATAAAAAGTTTCCTTAGTCAATAGATACAAAGTCAAAAGGTCTAACAGACATCATGTTTTCCATGAAGAATTGTCTGTAATCCCCATCAGTATTGATACAACCACCTACTAAGATTTCACTATCAGCATTGTATTTAATATCTGATACACTCAATAACATTCTTTGTTGGTGTTCACCTGTTTCAATCTTGTGATACTTAAACATCAAACCACACCCTTGAAAGAATGCTTTTGATACTGCTTTTTCTATGATTGTATATTCTTTATCCATCAGTTAATTCCTCTAGTTTAGCTTCTAATTCATCTAACCTGCTTGTTAACTCGTCTACAATATTTTCGCAGTTATTAAATTCTCTTTGTACTTCCAATAAATCA